GGATGCCTCAACCGGAACGATCATCGTGCTGAACAGCCCAGAGGCATATGCGAACTTCCTCGCCAACCACCCGGCGGGTCGCTAAGATGGGTTTAGCCTGTGAGAACCGTTAATAAAGCCGAGTACTTTGCGAAGATCCGGTATACGCCTCACCCCCTACAGTGGATTTACCATAATTCGGCTGCGCGTTTTCGGGTTGCCGTTTGTGGTAGGCGTTTTGGTAAGTCAACGATGGCTGGAAAGGATGTTCAGCCGGAGTTATTCCTGCCTGATAAGCGTTTTTGGATTGTTGGGCCTACATATGATTTGGGTGAGAAAGAGTTTCGAGTTATTTGGGACGATTTGATTGTGGCTCAGCAGTTAGGTATGGATAAGAGGGTCAGAAAGGCTTATAATAAGCGTTCTGGCGATATGTATATTGAATTTCCTTGGAAGACGCGTATTGAGGTTCGATCAGCCGATCATCCGGAGAATCTGGTTGGTGAACGTTTGGATGGGGTTATAGTTAGTGAGGCCGCGAAGCACAGGGTAGATACTTGGGAGAGGTATTTGAGGCCTGCGTTGGCTGATAACCGTGGGTGGGCTGATTTTCCGACTACACCTGAGGGGCAGAATTGGCTTTATAAGATGTGGCAGCTGGGACAGAATCCAGATATTCCTGAGTATGAGTCGTGGAGATTCCCGTCCTGGGATAATCCTGCTGTGTATCCTGAAGGGGAAGACGATCCAGAAATCGCGCTTCTGAAGAAGACTACTATATATGAGTGGTTCCTTCAGGAGATTGCGGCAGACTTTACGTCCTTTGTCGGCAAGATTTATCCTGAGTTCGATGAAACCATACATGTGCGCAAGACTCAATACAATCCTGAGTGGAAAAACTACATTGCTTTTGATTGGGGCTTTGTAAATCCCCTGGCAGCTATTGAGTTCCAGGTGGATCCCCAGGACAATATTTATATATGGCGCGAACATTATGTGGCATATAAGACGTTGGAGGAGCACCTAGAGATAATGCAGGGCAGGGAACAGCCTCCTGATTATCGAATCGAGTGCACTTTTGGCGATGCAGCGGATCCCGAAGCTGTGGCTGTGGTGTGCCAGAAGTTTGCTGCCTGTGTAGCAATGCCAGAAGCAAAGACTAATTGGCGTCAGGGTGTCGAATTAGTTAAAACGTTCCTTCAAATGAGGGAAATAGGCAAAGCAGATGAGTTTGGGACACCCCTAGAGGCTCCTAAGTTGTTTGTTGATCATTCTTGTACTAACCTTATTCGTGAGTTCAACAATTATCGGGCAGGAAAGCGTCCGGATCAGCCTACATCAGCTACTACTCCTAATAATGTTTCAATGAAGGTTGATGATCACGCGTTAGATGCGCTAAGATATGGGTTGATGCATGTGTTCGAGCTTGGAGCTAAACACCATTTGAACGAGACGGTTAATTTAGCTGATGTACGAACAAACGCGCAGCCTTTCTTTACGACGGAAAAGAGCTTTTAATGGGACTTTTGGATAGCATTAGAAATCTGACGCTTCCGGAATTAGAAAAGGAAGCTGAATTCGTAGAAATGACAGAAGACGGCGATGCAATGATTTTTGCCTCTTCTCCTGTGCCTCGTGCGTATACTAGTAACAATGATTTTCGTGAGCTAGGTAATACGGGTCAGTCACTGCTGACTAGTTTTGCGCGTGAGGAATATAATTCTGATCTACGCGGCTTGAACGGTTTGCGTGTATATGACAAGATGCGTCGTGGGGATGCTCAGGTAAGGGCTACGCTACGCTTAATTAAGACCCCTATTCTTGCGGGGCATTGGTATGTAGAACCTGCTTCGGAAGATAATATTGATCGAGAGATTGCAGATTTTGTTTGGGACAACCTTACAAAATGGATGACAATTAGTTGGTCGCAGATTTTATACGAGTGCTTGTTGATGCTTGATTTCGGATATTACATGTTCGAAAAGGTATGGANGGTGCGGGATGATAAAATTGTGTGGAAGAAGCTTGCACCTCGACATCCGATGGACGTTCANGAATGGTTCCTAGATGNATATGGTGGGCCTAACGCCGTTTCTATGTATCCCAACGCAGCTAATTATGCTTCGGGAGAAATTATAATTCCGATTGACAAACTTTTGATTTTCACTTTCGATAAAGAGGCGGGAAATCTAGAGGGAATGTCAATTTTGCGGAGTGCTTACAAAGCTTGGTACTTCAAAGATAACCTTTACAAGATCGATGCTATTCAAAAAGAGCGTCACGGGATTGGTATTCCGATTATTAAGTTGCCTGCAAACTTCACGGACAACGATAAGACGCTAGCCAACGAGATCGGTAAGAATCTAAGGACTAATGAAAAGGCACATGTGGTGCTTCCTCCTAATTGGGAGATCATTTTTGCCGATCTTCAGGGAAACCCTGTCAATGCGATGGATTCTATTGAACACCATGACAGAGAGATTGCTCGAAATGTTCTTGGACAGTTTATCGCCTTCTCTTCGGGCACCAGTGAGCTTGGCGAACAAAATGTAGAACTCTTCAATAAAGCCACCAGATATATAGCCGAATTTATTCGAGATACATTTAATAAGTATGCGATTCCACAGTTGGTGGACTTCAATTACACTGTGGATGAGTACCCGGAACTTAGATTCCGGAGAATTGGTGAAACCGTAGATTGGCGTACACTGTCCTTTGCAATGAGAAACTTTATCGGCGCGGGTGTTATCACGCCCGATGAACGATTGGAAGGATGGACACGAAATGAAATGGATCTTCCTAAAGAAGATAAAACAACTGCCCGCCTTGTTGCGACACCTCAATTACCTGAGGATAACGGCAAAGACAGCGAGGATCAAACTAGGGCACAGCCGCCCAGGCAAAGTCAAGCGGCGAATCAGAGATTGATGCCGGGTAGTGCCGCAGGTCGAGATAGTTCGGGGGGGTAGTGTTGAAGTGCACAGCGTAGATCGGTATACTCTTAAATAGCATGTCAGTAAGGATATAATGTGACTGAAGACGGCGTAAATCCAATTAAATTAGGCTATTGGGTTGATTTAAACGGTATTGAATGTTCGGATACGTCTTGGATTCAGGCCGTACCTGTTGGCACCTATCAGCACCCTTCGTATGGCGAGATTAGCTTCACGCCTGACAAGATTTCGAATATGGCTCTTAACGTTAAGAACGAGGTCCGTGATACTCAACTCGATGTAGATTACGATCATAAGAGTCAGTCAGGTAAGGCCGCCGGTTGGATTAAAGACGCGCAGGCCCGATCTGACGGTTTATATTTACAAGTCGAGTGGACAAACACAGCTACAGAAGCAATCAAAAACAAAGAATACAAATATTTTAGTCCGGAATATCAGGACAAATGGAAGCACCCAAAGACAGGCAAAATTCATCAGGACGTTCTTTTTGGTGGAGCTCTCACCAACAGACCTTTCCTAAAGGATTTGTTGCCTGTGAACTTATCCGAGTTAATAGGCGATCAAGGAGAGCCAATTATGGCAGATGACACATTTGTCACCACCATGAAGAACATTCTTGGTCTTGACGGGGAAACTTCAGACGAAGCGATCCTTAGTGCGGCTGAACAACTTGTTGTTCAGAATGAGACTGAGGAAGTTACTACTGAAGTCCCAGAGAGCAGCCCTGACTCGATTCCAGAGCTTGTAACCGCTTCTGAAGAGACAACTGAGATGGTTGCTTTGACTGAGACTTATCCCGAAGTCAAGGCACTCGTTGATCGCGTCGCACTTCTTGAAGTTGCGAACAAGCTTAGTGAAGTGAATTTGCAGATGCAGGAATGGGATAATACCCGTCCCTACACTATTCCAAGTACACTTCGGGATCGGGCGCGTAAGCTGCTGTCTGAAACCCGCTCTACTGAACTTTCGGAGTTCTTTAATGAACTGACGAAAGTTGGTATGGTGCCCCTAGGCGAGACCGAGTCTGCTACTCGTGGTATTGATAAGTCAGCAGCGGATACTTTCCAACAGATGGTTGATAAACAGCTCAGCGAGGATCCGAACATGGATTACGTCGACGCTGTTACTAACATCTCGAGGGATAATCCGGAGCTGTTCGAAGAATATCGACGAGAAGCGTTCCAGGAGGTTAACTAATGGGCGTAGGACCAAACTATGTCCTCGATAAAGGCTTTCAGGCCAGCGAGGCCCTCACACAGTATTATCTTGTCAAGCTAGGCTCTTCAGAGGGCTATGTTGACCAGAGCGATACTGCAAATGAGGTTTGTATCGGGGTTACCCAGGAAGCATGTACAACTGCAAACGCTACTAGCGGCAAGATTGTTGATGTCCGAATTATGGGCGTCAGCACTTGTGTTGCATCTCAAGCGGTCAACCTTGGGGAACTCGTCCGTAGTAGTGGAGCTGGAAAAGTCAGTGGTCTTGCCGGAGCTGTAAAGCAGAAGGTTCTGGGCGTTGCCCTTACCGCTGCTGCAGCGGACGGAGACCAGTTTGACGTTCTTCTGACTCCACTCGTTGAAGTAGACAACTCGTAACGAGGGAGGTGAGAGCAAATGGCAGTTTATGGAACCGGTGCAAATGTACATATCGACAAGGTTCTGACTAACATCTCCCTGGGGTATCAGAATAACGCTTTCATTAGTGATAGCCTGTTCCCCACTGTGTTGGTTAACAAACAGAGCGATTTGTACTATACATACGGTTATGAAGCATGGAC